TCATGAAAAACGCTGTCGAGCTAGAAGTACCAAGCAAAGTGGATGTTGAGATTGGAACCTCCTGGGGTAGCGCTAAGTAAATAGTGCTTGCGCTATTCTAAAAGCTTATGATACAGTGTCTCTTCAATAGAAAGGAGAGCTTATATGGCAAAATCACCATCTAAAAGAGACACTGCATGGGCAACCCTAATTATTAGGTCCAAGTCTTACGCAATGCTTAAAGAAGTAGCAGGGTATTACGATGTATCCATTGGTCAAGCTGCAATGGACCTTATTGATAGAGAATTCAATAAGTTATTAGAGGATCAAACACATGGCCGTAATTAAAACAATCCGTAATCAAGACGTTACTGTCCATTACGAAGTACTCCCTGAAATCTTTGGGTCTCCTGAGGATGAATTTGAGTACATCCCTGAGCAAATTGACATTAAAGAAGTATGGATACAGTTAAAAAGCACAAAAACAGGGAAAACACGTAGAATTAACATCTCGGATAGCGTTAGCGAAGACGAGATTTTAAAGTTTGAGGATGCTGTAATGGAGTACAGAGCAGAAATTAAACGTCAATTTTTAAGTAGAAATGCAAATGCAAAATTCAATATCTAAAAGACTAATGAAAGGAATTGGTATGACTTGGAATTACAGAGTAGTACGTTTTGACAGTGAGGCTATGGGTGAATACTTTGAGATTAAGGAAGTGTTTTACGATAAGTCAGGTGAATTAGCGGGCTATTCAGAGGCGTCTGTGTTTTCTGACACGTATGATGGCCTATTTGAATGCTTAGATTTAATGAAAGCCGCTACTGCAAAACCTGTCATTGACGAAAAAGACTTTTTTTATAAGACAGATACAGCATAAGCTATACAATTTCAGCTAGAAAGGAAGAAAGATGCAACCTAAATCCCGTATTGATATTTGGATACAGTATGAAGCCAATAAGTTAAAGGTAATCGAAACGTTACACGTAACACCCATGACCCGTAATGAGCTTATGCAACATACTAAATTAACAAAGATGCAAGTGCATAACATCATTAAGAACTTGCATTCTTATAAATACATTAAAATCGTACAAAATGACACTGTTGTTTGTAAAGTCTCTGGCCGTACCATGCGTCGATATACTTGCACGTCCAGGAAGTATGTCCCTAAAGACTTATCTGGCATGAAGGAAAGGTCCGAATTAAATAGGCAGGTTCGGAGCGGGGAAAAGGTAAAAAAACCTCGTAAGAAGTACGACATGACATTACGTGAATCTCAGATTAAAAAAGAAGAGATGTATAACAACACGGATAAAACCGTTATTAAAGTGAATGAGCATACGACCATCTATCTAAACAGCAAGCGTCCTCTTACCGATTACTCTTGGCAAAGGAAGCGTAAGCATACTGTGGTTTCAATTGGAAGTGGTATGGACATGTTTGGAACTTGGGCATGATTAAATTAAACGATAGAAATGCAGAACGCGAAAAGGAACAAGATAATGGAAGGGAATAAAATGAATCACCTTTACAAGTGGATGTGGTGGAAAAAAGGTGAATGTGTAGTAGAAGTGCTTCGTACAGGGCATTTTCCAACCACGGCCATGGTCAAGCTGCCCAGTGACCAAGTATCAGAGATAGATATTAACGAACTTGAGATGCATGAGGACTAATCATGATAAGCATTTTTTTATATATTTTACTTTCCCTTGTCATCGGACTGCTTGTGCTCGGGTATATTGGAACGAGAATAGATATCAACCGGGAAAAGCGTAAAAAGTTAAGGTCACTTAACAAATGGAGAGGCACACGATTATGAGTAATTTTACAGACTTGGAAGACGCAATAATGGGTTGCTGGGGCGTGACTGACGACCTACGCGCCTATGCAGAATATGCATCAGATGAAAGAACCACAATGTTATTAAAGAGCCTTGCAGACGTTTACGATTTTAAGATGGAACGCCTGCATGACATATGGGAGCTGTGCTTAAAAGATTACTATGAGCTTAAACACCCTACGAAGGATGAGTTGCCTTGGGGCGATGAGGAAGCAGAGCGCCGCGTAGATATTATAGGCAGCAACGGTAACACAGGTTATGGGCCCACGGACCAAGAATCATGATTATCCGTATTGTTTGTTTTTAATATTAAGCAGATTATTACATACAAGCACTTTTGCTTGACATATATTAAGGACTAAATCATGTGGACAAAACCAGCTGCTACTGAAATGCGCTTTGGCTTCGAAGTGACAATGTACGTAATGAACAAGTAATGTGCGTCAAACTAAACTTTTAGTTTAGATACAAGCATAAATGTGAACTACAATTAAAAGGGTGACCATGTCACCCTTTATTTTTTCTCTCATCGTAATGATGTTTCCGGTGGCAATTACTGCACAGCACTAAACACTTCTCTTCTATTTCCTTCAACGCAAATGCCAGACGTCCTCCACGGATAAGATCGTTTATTTTAAGATTGTCGGGATGAGGTGTGTGGTGATGAAAATCCAAAGTAGCGGGATGATTTTCCCCGCATACTTCGCCCGCATATTCCGTTTGCATTTAGCCGATCTAGTCCTGGCCGGTTCGGAATTTTCTTGATAATATCGCCGGGCGTTTGCTCTTTTTACTTCCGGATCTTTAAAAGGCATAGTAAAATACTTGTCCCAAGAAAGTATTCTTATACCATCTTTATGAAAAGAAAGCAAAATGTCTAATTTACTCGACTACTATCTATGCTACAAAGAGGCCTTTGTCCTAGGAATGTCCTTTGGAATAATTATTTGCATGTATTACTTGCATAAATTAAAAAAGGCTGGTAAATTTAAACCGTAGTACCTTAATAAAGTAACCCAATCAATCAATACAGGAGATTTAACATGAAATTCTTAGCCAAAGTATTACTGTCGTCTATGTTTGCACTTTACGCTGTTGCCGCATATGCTACTTGTACGACCTCCACTGTCACGTATGACGGTAGAATGGTGACGTGCACAACATGTTGCTACAATGGCAATTGCAATACGACTTGTTTTTAAGCTAACATGCCATGTACCGTGTTCTTATCTTCGATAACAAGCTATATATTATCAAGGTTCAAGGACCACGGATCACGGTTCACAAGAAATCAGAAAGGAAAGACAATGTTATTAAATTTAGTACGCGTACAAGCGCAAGGTGAAGAGATGGAAATCGCTACACGTCTTCGTGAAGAAGCCATTCAAGGGTTAAAAGAAATCCTCGGCGAGAATTATTTGCTCCACCCAAGTAACATGGTGCATCGTAAAGATGACTATTTAGATCAGTATTAACGTTTACGGGGGAAAGTGCCACAATATATTGTGCTCAACTTATATTAACTAGCGTGAGTACCCCACCAATTTAGAAAGGTAGAAAGATGGATAAGTTATTTATCATTACATGTTGTTTTTTTAGTTTTGTAACCGGCACGTATGCCGCTCATATGCTCGAGAAAGACAAAGGGTGTACCGTGATGTTTAGTCAAGGTAACGTAACGCATGTACGTATTGGAAGGCCTTAACATTAACAAAACATCCCTTACAGGGGTTAATATCGCCACAGAATCCGCCAATACATCCACTAAAATGGATGAATAGGTAATTGAATAGGTAATTGAATAGATAAATAAAAGGAGAAACAAAATGGCATACTATAAAGTAACAATTAAGCAAGAGTGGGTATGGGAAGTACTTGTACACGGTGACAGCCCCGAAGATGCGAAAAGCGCCACGGAGTTTGCAGAATGGGGCGAACCCGTGAGTGATGGAGAAGAGATCGTGTCCATCGTTGAATTAGAAGAGAAGACGGACCATGCAGACTAGATTGAAGCTAGTCATTGTCCTCGCCACTTTCCCCTTGTGGATTGTGCCGGCGATTATTGCCATGTGGATATTTGTCGTCTACAGCTTTATTACAGAAAAGAAAAGATAATGGATTACCCAGAAGAATTATATGACCGTATGCTGCCCAAAAACAAATGGGAGCCTAAACAAGATGCTATGGTCAACCATCCGCCACACTACACATCCGGTGGCATCGAGACCATCGACTACATGCAGGCCAAGTCCACCCCGGAAGAGTTTAGAGGACATCTACGCTTGACAACCCTCAAGTACCTATCTAGAGCAGGCCTCAAGGAAGACACCTTGCAGGATCTAGAAAAGGCGGCTTGGTATCTGGATAAGCTTATTGAAACAGTGAAACAAAAGTGATCATTGTTCCTATCACATTTCGTACAGCTTGTGATTTTGTAGCATTACTCCATCGCCATAACAAGCCCCCAAGAGGACATAAGTTTAGTATAGGATTAGAAAATGAGGGTGTTTTGGTAGGGGTGGGCATGGCCGGCCGTCCGGTAGCAAGGCATTTTGATGATGGACTCACGTTAGAAGTCAACAGAACATGCACGGATGGAACTGCTAATGCAAATAAATGCAAAAAAGTGATATATTGGGTGCATGGATGAACAAGAATTCAATCTCATGCAACTTGTACATATCACCATTGACGGTGTGACGTATGACATGTACTCGCCGCTTATCATTACCAAGGGAAATGAGCCCATCGGAAAGATAGAAGAGCTAGAATTTGGTGAGCATATCGAGATCAAATATGTGGTAGCAACACTGCTTCATTATCTACATGCAAGTAGTCCGGAATACCAGCAAACAGTACACTAATCCCGTACCCTAATAAAGTATCCCAAACAGAGCTTCTCCACTCTGTTTTTTCAGAGACCGATAGGTCTCTTTTTTTATTCTTGGAAAGTAAAACATCTGTTATCAATCTGATGATGAATTTTACGTAATCTACGACAGAAATGAGAAGAGGTGCTTAAAAAATAGGCAGATGTTAAGTTATGGGATTTATTGGGGTACTTTTGGGCTTGGTGCGCGGACCACGGATCATGGGGAAAGCCTTGTGGTGCGGGTCTTGGAGGGGTGTGGTGGATGGAGGGTGGTGGGTGGGGCATGGATCACGGATCAAGGAACATTGATTTCTGTATAGGGTGCTTTCTGTGAAAAAAAAAAATCATTTTTATTTTTTACGAAAAGTATCTCAATAAACGGTGTTTGCCGCGCGTGGCAGTCTGTATAAGGCTCTCCAGTCCTACACTACTGTTTTCAGTAGTGTGATGTAGTGTGATGTAGTGTGATGGATTTTCAAAACGTTCTAAAAGTGCGCGCGAGAGTTAATTTTTGAAAAAATAAATATTGTTTTCTGGTAGATTTGGAGTAGTAAAAGGGTGTTTATTTGATAGAAATAATGCCCCTTGATAGGGATACGTTATTAGGGTATATTATAAGGGTACTTTATCTATCAGGAGAAATGAGAATGTCGGCACGGGATGAAGAGGTTAAATTGATAGGGATCACGCCTAAGGAACATGCCATTAGATATACTGCGGGAACAGGTAGAGCAAAATATCCCTTCAAGGCAATGATAATCGGGGATTATCTTGTCGTACACACTAGCACGGAGGCGTTGGCCTTGAGAAACGCACTTAAATCATTCTATCGTAGGGTAAAGAATCGGAAGTTTACGGTAAGAATGCCTATTGAAAGTGATACCGTATGGATTTGTAGGAGAGTAGCATGAGTAAAAAGGATGTATGGAATGTACCCCCTGTACTTGGAGAGAAGTTACAAAAGAGATTGACAAGTAATGTAGGTAGTCTACGAAGTCAAAAGAAAACATTAACAGGCCGTGAATGGAAGTTTGTTCAGGAATTGGTGGCAGGTGATGGCCAAGTAACAATGAAAGAATGCGCATTGAGAGCGGGCTACCGAGAGGAAAAAGTGACTGCATGGAAGCTTACAAATCCTGAAATCTGCCCGCATGTAGTTGCTGCAATCCAAGAGTATCGTGCGGAGTTAAATGCTAAATACGGCACCAATTACGATAGGCATATGAAAGATTTGCAGCTCATCCGTGATAAGGCCTTGGAAGCAGGTGCATTTGGGGCAGCCGTGGCGGCGGAGTATCGTAGAGGGCAGGCACTAGGAACCATCTATGTAGACCGTAAAGAAATTAGGGTAGGCACTATCGATAGCATGAGTAAAGAAGAAGTAATGCGCAAGCTAGATGAAATTAAACGCATCTATGGCGCTCCTCCACAAAACATAATTGATATGGAGCCCATCGATGTAGAGAGTACTATCGAGGTGGAGCCTGAATTCGATGCTAATGAGGTAATTGAAAATGGCAATAAAGCCCGAAGCCGGACTGTACAAAAGACTAAAAGAGAATCTACCGGAGGCGCACATCACGAGGATAGAATCGAGGGTGAACTTGGGGATACCGGACTGCCTGATAGCATTGAAGAATAACAAGTTCATTATGGTGGAATTAAAAGTAGTCAAGCGGGGCAAGAAGGTTAATCTTAGTCCGCATCAGGTGGCATTCCATCTAAAGCATGCAAGCTTGAACTGCCCTTCTTTTATCTTGGTACAATACCATCCCGCGGGAACCACTTCCGCATTGAAGGCGGATTTACTTTTATATAGAGGAGGACAGGCCGAGGAACTACTTCATCTTGGGGTAGCCTCTGAGCCTTGCGCTAGGTGGCCTCTATCGCACGTTCAATGGCATATGCTTAGGCATGCCTTGACTGAATAAAAAAAGGGGCGCTATGCCCCTTTCTGTTAGTTTTTACTGAATAATCCCGCTGTTATAATCATGAATGCAATTCGTAGAATCATTCCTATTGTTATTGGTGGTTTTTCCTCTTTTGGTTGTGGTTTAGTTTGTCGTCGTTCAAAGGCTTGCATCTTTCGACGTCGGTAATTGCTTTTATAAGGTGGCGCCATATATCACCACGGAAAATTAAGATGAATATATAAAAGAAAAATAGAACCTGCTATACAGAATATGACTACTGCTTTGTCGTTTATCATGATAAGGCCTCCTGCTGAGATAAATAATTAGTCACGGTCTCATCTACATCTTCGGATTCTTCGGTAAGGTTACATGCTTTAATTATTTCCATAGCCTTATCAATAGTTTTCCATCGCCACTCGGCGCGAGGC